ACTTTAAATAAGAAAGATACAAGTTCCTGTGTGTTTACAATTGATGCATCAGTATTTTTTATTTTAAATCTGTCAGCACCATTACTTGAAGATGAAAATACAACGCCGGAATTGTCATTAAATATAAATCCTTCATCGGAAGAATTAGAGGAACAAAGAACAAAAGAAGTTTCATATTGTATATAATAGCTTCTTGATTGTCCTTTTGCAAAATTAGATCCTAAAGTGTCTAGTATTGATCCATCTATAACAGCCCAAATTCTATAATATTCGCTAACTTTAAAATTTGCTATAACAATGTCTAATCTTAATCGATTTAGTGTTCCAGATATTACAATATCATTCAAAGAAGGTAAAAAAACTTTATCACCGGATATAGATGATAAATTTATAGTATTGCTAGATGCAACGTCATAGAAAAAAATATTGTTATAGGTATTTTGAAATAATATATTCTCTTGAATTTCATTTAGTTCTGAAGCCTGTAAAGAATATCCTGGTTTAAACGCAACCAAAGAATATTTGTGGTTTTCAAAAACTTCATTTCTACTTTTATATGGCGATGAACCTAATGGTGAACTCATATTAAATCCTTGTTACTGTTATTATATTAATTGACGTATTTTCTAAATTTCCAGTTGTTCTGGGACTTACAATTTGACTAGATCTTGGTGTTCCGGTGAATTGAGTAACATGTGTCGGAATTGATACATCTTCAGGAGTTACTGTTGTAGATTCACCATCCGGTAAAATAATTGAGCTAATTCTAGAATATTGAGATTTAATATCACCACTAACTCTTACATATTCATACGAAGCATCTTCAGAAACATTTTTAATATCTATTGTTGATATTGGTGAATAATTTTCTACAACCTCTACTCCTGTCCAATTTGTAGGGTTTTCTAATTTCTCTTTATCACTTCCAGAGAAACCACTTTTTACAAATTTTAAAGTAGTTAAAAATGATTGAATTTCTTTTGTATATTTTGAAGATGTGGATTTACCAGCAACAGATGAAACTTCTCCTTCTTTTATTGGATTTTCAACCAATGAAAAGAAATTTATCTCTCTCGGTAAAATTAAACTTTCATCTGCTAATTCTTGTTTTCCTAAACTAATAGAAGTCATTACGCTATTTGAATTTAATGTTTTTGCAGGATCTAAACCTAGTTTATCAACAGGATCTAAATTTATTTGAATTTTTGAATTTATAAAGTCCTGATGATCATTCATTCCGGGTAAAAGAGATGTATCTATTGATAAACTTATGTCTTTATAATTCTCACCCCTAGAAACAACTTTAATACCGTTTACTTGATGATTTCCGTTTGAATTTATAAATGTAGTCAATTCAATTACTGCACCATAACCTGTGAGTGATTTTATTTGTAATCTTGGATTTGCTTGTGTTGCAATCAATTCTGCTACAGTTTCTGATGATAAATCTACAAACGCTGAAACTATACATCCATCTTCAAATCCATTATTATACCAAGTCGAATATAGTTTATAATAAACAGAATTAGGAGACAATTGACCAGTTTGAATTTGTTTTTCAATTAAATCAAATTTTGATAATATTTCTATAGATTCTTCAACCTCTTGATTTCCATAAAAGACAGAAACAAAATCATCATCTTCATCTTCAAACAAGAAATAACACTCTCTGCACGTTAATTCTGGTATTGATGTGTATAAATCACCTAAAGCGTATGATTCATAGCTGTTACCAGAAGTTGGTATTTCTTTTTCTTTATTTACATATACTGCACAGTTACCAGTTGCTCCAACCACTCCATTACAAAAAGATGTACATCTATCCCAAGGAGTAGTTCCACCCAATCCCACTTCGTATTCGTCTAAACTTGGAACTGGAATCCAGTCACTAGTTACAAATTTTTCAAGAGATGGAGTGATCTTAAAGAGGGCCAACCAACTATAACCATCGGAAAAGGAAACTTCTCCCGTCGTATGGGATGGTTTAAATCTAGAAACAGTATCGTAACCATCTAGTCTATTGTTTGAATTATCAGATGTACAAAGATAAACGTAACCATTGTCTCGATTATAGATGTAATAATTTTGTACGCTTGAAGAAATATTTGGCTTCCAAGGAGTATACTGAGATCCTCTATTCCATGAAATTCTAGGAACAACTGCTGAAACATCATTTCTAGAAACTTTATATGTTATTTCTGCATCTTTCCAAGCTTGCCTGAATAATTCTGAAGAATTTGGTTGCAATGAAGTTTGAGTAGTTTTTCCAAGTAAAAAATAATTTTGATATTTTCTACCAACTTCTAGTTTGTAATCTATTGCTTTATTCATTTTTACACCAAATTAACTTGCACATGCCGCTCCGCATGTTAGTCCTGCGTTTGGACTTGTAAACCCAGAAACATAACACATGTTTATGAAGTTATCAATATTTATATCGTTAAACTTAAATCCAACTATATTCTCCGACCAATTTGGGAAAACATGAGTTGGTTTATTCCAAGGACTCGCTTCAGCACATCCCTCACAATAAGTCAATCCATACAGAGAAAAAGTAGATCCACCAAAGCTACCAACACCTATTTGTGTGTTATATGTTGTTCCAAGTTGATATGAATGATAATTTCCGAGTATAGGAGTTTCACAAATTAATAAATCAGTATCTCCCGGTACTCCTGCTCCTGGATAATCTTCTATGTTAGTTTCTAAAAGTGCTCTTAATCCTGCTGGATGTAGAGTATTCATGAAACTAGTTTTGTATAAGTCTTGATTTATTCCAGTTTTAAGAATATATGAAAAGTCTTGAAACCAATCAGAATCTTGTATTCTGGAATCGTTTAAAGAACTTCCCCCTAAGTCTAGAGTTTCATCATACTCACCAACTCCACCTCTAAATGTGAAATTTTCAGAGTAGAACTTACCACCATTTAATCTTAATAGATTAACTTTTGGGTAGTAAATTGAAAAGTCTTCTTCAGAAAATTCAGGAAATAGTGTTAGAAAAAAATACTTGATAGAATCAATCGTTGTTTTCTTTTGATTAAAATTTTTGGATATACCTTTTAATAATTTTATGAATTTTTCATTAGAAATAGAACCACCATTAAATTCAAATTTAGAAGGATCTAGTCCATTTCCATAAATTTGTAAAAATCTATTCAAATATGAAGTTCTTGTTTTTTCTATATCAACAAGATCTAAAAGATTTTGAGATAAGGTGTATTGAGCACCCGATGGATTATCACAATACAACCAATCATAGTATTTTTGAAGGAAATCAAAAACCGAAACTTGTTTTGTTCCATATTCATTTTCTAATTTAACTTTTTCCTCAACTATCCAAAAAGGAACATACCGACTAATATCAAAATTGGTAGGACATTCGAATGAAGTATCCTCAAAAAAATCTTGAGAGGATAGCAAATCAAAGAAGTTTTGTAATTCACTTCTTAAACTAGATGATTGATTTGCTAGATATGAATAATTCAAAGTATTTTTACCTCTGAGATATAAAAGTTATTAACATTGTTATATTTTGATTGTAGTATTTTTTCATTCATTGGAATATTAATTGTGAATGAAACACTAGAAATATCTGCAAGATATATTATTCCTTGATTTATCAATATTCTACCATAATCTAAAGAAGTATCTTCTATTCCGGTTAGTGAATTAAAGCCTCTAATTTTTACAAAATTATCGAAGGAAGTGGTTGGTCCGGTTACTACTTTCAATATAATTGGTGTTCCATAAATATTTGAAAATTCAGTGCTTATGGTTGTAGAACCAATAAATGGGAATTTAAAAGGACTTCCTAAATTTATATTAGTTTCGCTACTCCTATTTAAGTCCATATTTGTTATAATATTTTTTCTATATTTTATATCAAATCTATCAGCAGATATTGAAATATCATCATATTGTTCCATTATAGAATTTGATAATTCAAATGAATCAAAGGTATAATTGAATGAATTATATGTTATAGATTCTTGTATTTTATTTTTAACTTTTTTGATCGCTTCTAATTTTTGAGTTGGAGTCGGAGATACATTTTTATATGTGAATTTTACGTCTAGTAAAAATTCATTGTAAACGGGCGAAACATATTCCGGTAACACAGTAATTACTGAGTATTCCTTCAGATATGATATAATAGTGTTTGGATTTAAGGAATTATCTGCTATTGATACAAAGACTCTACCATACCTTGGGGGCTGTAGTTCATCGCCTCCAAAAATTGAAATTTGGTCAACGGAATCTATTAGTTTAGAATCCAGTAATAATCCCATATAATCAGATTTCGTAACGGCTCTACCTTGTGAAGAAAACCATTTTGGTGCTAAAAATTTAATTAAATTAATGTTTGGTTGATCTAGTCCGCCCCTAGACTCATTGCACTCATCACAAGACACCCCTACATTTAAGTTTCCGGGAGTATATGCTACAGGTGTTCCTGCTCTAAACTGATATATGTTATTTCCCTTAACTCCAGATGAAACCATATATCTTATCTCTAGCGCATCTCCATCCTCAATGGAAACACCCAAACTATTTTCAATTCCAAATTGAACTATAAATCCACCAGTGCTTAGTCTTTCTACAAAATATATTTTATCATCTACTCTGAATGGAGTTCCTATGTTTCCAGATAAAGACCAAATTTCTGAATTTACCTTTACTTGAATTGTAGATATATCAATATTTTCGTTTACTATTAAATATCTTTGTTTTTCAAAATCAAAGGAACTTATCGCAGATGTATCGTTTACTAACTGTCCTTCTGTTACTTCTATGACAACATCGCTGTCGTTCACTACTCCAGAATTTAAATTTCTAAAAACATATTCTATGCCATCTTCGTTTATTCCATAAAAATATTCAAGTTCTGGAAATGAAGAATTATCTGCTTGATTTATACCTGTTACTTGTATAGTTGCCCTAGCAGATCTTTTGCCAGGAACGGTATATCCTAATGGTTTTGCTAAAGATATTATAGAATCTAATCTTTGTGCAGAATCTAAAAACATTTCACTTGATACCATGTTCATGTAATATGCATAGTAAAAAGTATTATATGCTAGTAAATCCACCAAAGCTCTAATAGCAGAGCCCTCGTAGTTGTAATCTTTAATTATGCTTTGATTTCGTAAATATTCAATTAAACTGCTTTTAATATCTTCAAAGTCTAGATTCCCAAGTACATTTGTTGGCGTATTTGCCATTATCTGTTCCTCTCTACGCTAATTGTTACGGTTTGAATTGCTCTGGTATTTACATTTTGATATGTTAAATCTATTAGTAAAATTCTAGGATTGTTTGTATCTAGATTGAAATCAACTTCCATCACCTGTATTCTGGGTTCAAATCTATTAACTGCTGCTTGTAGATCTATTTTATACGGTGTCAATCTAACATCTTCATTGTTTATATTTTCAAATAACAAATCGTAAAAAACAGTACCAAAATCAAATTTAAAAGGTTTTTCTCCAAGTCTAGTCAATACTATATTGATTATAGACTGTCTAATTGCATTACCGTCTTTCTTTAAACTCAAATCGTTGGTAAATGAGTTTTTTGAAAAGAAAAATGGTATGTCGGAGAAAATATTCTTAGTTATTTGCATGGCTTTATTTATAGTTAAAATAAGTAAGATAATAATTTTTCTAAAGCAGTTGTAGTATAATCTGGTGACACCGGCAACGTATCTCGTATCAAAGTTAAATCTTGAGTGCAATTTGAATCTTTATAGAAACTCATATTGATTTCAGATATCAACCACCTTCCGTGGAGATTCTTTTCAGATACTGCCATATTTGGGTCAGGATTTAGTTGTTTTATCTTTATAATATCTCCTACCTTTACTACACTTGTTGGTGGAATTGATATTGTTATTTGCTGTGCTCCTATTTGTGATATTAGTGCTTTTCTAATCAACGGAGTGGCATCTGGAGTATCCCAGAAAGTAGCGTATGTTCTGCTATATTCTAGATATTCTTTAAATTTTTCTCCTTGATTTGGACAATCGCAACTACATGGATTTGTTGGGTCGCTCCAAAGACAACCAATATACTCTTCTCCCAATACACTTTCAATTAAATCACATTCTTTAATATCTAAATATTTTTTAAACAACTCTAGGTAACTTGTTTCTGGTTCATCTGGTATATGCTCTTGTGCTGGACAATTGCAATATGGATTTTATGGACCACACTCATCATTTGAAATATAACCATCTGGATTTGCACATTTTAGTTTTCCACAGATATTTGGAATTTGTCTAGAGAATACCACAAATTGTGCAGAAAAATTGTCATCAAACACATCATGATTTGGTGACATTGTTTTTGGAGAAACCAAACCATAATCAGTTTCTCCAGTCAAATCATACTTCCAAACATCTTCAGGAATCAGACTTGGACGATATAACATAAAGTCCCCAAACATCCAATGCATTGTTGTTTTATGAAAGTAAGCATTTAATGCACCAAGTGAATTTGGAGAATGAACCTCTGCATGATTTGCTAGTGGTAAATTATTAGTATTTGAAAGAACACTAAGAAGCTTCAATCCAAAACTTTCTACAAACGACTTTCCTGCTGGAGTTAGACGCAACCATCTATCCACTTCATCCCCATACCACCAGTAGTAATCTTTATATTTGTGTGCAAAAATATCACCCAACACTCCACTACTTTCTCCATCAATTTCCGCAAACTTAGTAGAAAGCATATGGAACAACTTTTGTGGTATGAAGATGTTCTTTGGAATATGGAAAGACCACCAAGATCTATGTGGTTTTACTTTTCTATGCGAGTATTGTAAATATCCACTAGCGTGGGCACTTTCTTTATATTCTGGATCAACATCCGCAGATCTTGTATACCAATCGTAATTATTATTACCTTTTTGTAATAGATCTACATCCGCATCTCCATGATACCATGATGATTTCCACCACCATCCCTTTGGATCTGCTGCATAATATGGGAAAGTGGTTTCAAAACCAACTTCTGGCCACAATTCCATTCCATTATTTGTTAATGATGTATCATTTAGATTTCTATATTCATCCCACCATCCATATTGCTTTTCCGTTTCCTCATCATCGACTTTTGATTTCTTAACTGCCACATCGAATCCATAAGGATCCATTCCTATTACTGCTACATTATTTCTAATGGTTTGTCTGCCAGTTGGACCCGGTGTCAACGATACCAAGTAAGGTAGGAAATATTCAGTTCCTGCGTCTCTAATAAATCCATCGGGGAAATCTACAATTCTATCTAACCCAATTGGTTTAGTAAATTCAATTCTAACGTAAGAACTTAATTGCTCTTTCTTTAAATTTGGTGGTATAGATTGTGGATTTATATTGAACAAATTAAAAGTATTTTGGAAAGATTGACTCGTGACTGATGCCGGTATGTCCGTTTGAGTATTGCTAATTTCTAAAAATGAACTACTAAACCCGCTACCGATCATTTGTTGATGTGGTATACTGAGATAACCACTCAATTCGATATTTGAGTTTTCCCCGCAAGTTGGAGCAAACTCTGAAACAAATGGGAAGTTATTTAATTTGTTAACATCTTCGTTGTAATTATATGTCTTGAATAATTGTCTTTGAGATACAAATCTAGTTTGATATTTCTGTGAATAGTATGGATGGTTTGTTCCTTGAGTTTCATTGGTTGTATTATTCCAGAAGAAGTTATATAACCACTCTCCTATCTCACCCCCGGTTATTCCTTTGTTCTTTGCTAATAATTCGTATCTACTACCTCTTATTTGTTTTTTCTTTATCGATTTAATATTAAATAAAGATTTTTTAGAAGCAGTTATAGGTTGAGCTCTTCCTCCATCTATACTTCCTTCAATTTCTGTGCTGATATCAGTAAATACATTTTTTCCGGGGATCTTGGAATAGAAGAATGCCTTTCTGTTCCACCACTCTTGGTAGTTTTCGTTGAATTTTGTTATAAATTCACTAGCAAAAATATCTCTTGCATATATGAGTAAAGATTTTTCTGCATTTAGAATTTTCAATTCTTCTATTGCTCTTCTTTTTTCTACTTCAAGATATAAAGGATTAAAGCATAAGGTGTTATAGCAATCTCCATTTTCTAAGCATCTTCTTGTAGTTTCTGGATCTCCATTCGGACCTATGTAATCATCTATATCTGTAAATGCAGAAGATCCACCCGGTTCGAATCTATATTCGTTATACCACCTACCTTCAGTACCAATATACTGAACTAAAGTTTTCATAAACTTATTTTTAGAACACAAAGAAGCCCATTGTGGCAATGGAGAATATGTAGTTGCCTGTTCTAATGTACAATTGCAGCAATTAGAATCGTCAAATTCTATATCCAATGCACTAGTAGAAAAGTTATTACACTTTATACATTTACCTTGAGGCAAAGTGATAAGCGGAACTCTTCCCAATCCATCAACATAATTAAATCCAATACAAGACGCAGGCTCTCTATTAAATACACTACCAGTTAATGTATCTGTGCATCCTTGTCTTAGACATGCAGTAGTCCCCTCTTGACATAGATTGTAATTTCCTGTGGGCCCAGTTATTGAGCAATTGTTTATAGCATCACAAGAAAGACCTCTAAACCAAGTGGTTCTATTTGGTTCTCCAAATATTTCTATTGCATAAGAGTAGCAGTCATCAAAGGTTGAATTGTCTGTACATGAACAATTATCGCCACTTAATTGATTCAAAATTCCACAGTCTTTACAACAAGCACCAGTTGTAGTTGTACTTCCAAAGCATATTGCATAATAATTAGCAATTTGTTCTGGTGTTGGATTAGATCCTAAAGATACTAGTGAATTTGAGGGAGCGGAAGAAGATTGTTCCAATAATGGACAAACTTTACAAGTATCTCCCTGTGAACCTATTGAGGGATTGTCGTTGCATCCACAGAGTTCTAGTCCATTCCACAAAGTTGGTTCGTTGTTTGTATTACAGGGCGGAACTTCCTCTCCACCCCCGCCACCGCCACCACCTCCTGCTCCTCCACCACTACCACAAGGACCATTTCCAGCATCACTCCAAACATTACCAACATTTTCACATGATTGTTCATACAATTCAGAAAGAGTAGAACATGGTGGATAATTAGGATTTGCATCGTAGCAACATGCATTGATGCACCCATTTTGACCTCCACTGCATGTTCCCATGAATGTATATTCTGGAGGACACGGTCCGCCGTCACCACCGGAACTACCAGCAAGCAACATAGATCTAAATGCCACTTCTGCTTGAGATCCTATTGGAGTTGTTTCGTTTTCAAGTGGTTCACAACAGTCTAAAATTCTGCTGTTAATCCAATTATCAGCTTCTGTAATATATGAATCAACTGCACTTAAGAAAGCATTTGCTTCAAGTATTTTACCGTCAATTTTTGAAATTTCTTTATCGTATTGATTTGTTCCTCTGGTCAAAACTCCAGAAACATAGTCTGGAATTTCGTTTTTCATATTGTAAAATTGACCAATAGTAGAAGCATACCAATCGTTTGGAGTATAGTCGTTGGGAGAAACGCCCTCTGGAATTTGATAATTCAAATTATCTAAATTTACAGATAGTGTTAGGCCGTGTTGTATTTCTTCATCTTTAGAATCATAGTCTATTACATCAGTAAAGGATCCAGCTGCTACTATTTTATATTCTTGCTGAGAGTCAGAGAATATACCTTCCTTACCAAATAGGAATGCATATTCTACAGCAGTTTCTGCAAGATTTGCAATTAAGGCTAGAGGATTAAAAAATGTAAGAATGTCTTCTACATTACCAAATGTATTTTCTGCACAACAGACCACACATCTATAAACTTCCCATTGTCTCTTTAAATTCTTAAGTCTTACAAATTCTTTTCTTTTTTCCTTTAGAGGTATTCTGATTTTTTTGTAAATATTATATAGTGTTTTGATTTCTAATTCTGTACTGTCAAATTGGGGTTGCCATGTGTTGTTTGTCCATCGAGAATCTTTTTCTCTATCTAAGTAATCCCACCAAACCACTTCTTGATCTTGCTGAGTATCTTTTGATAATGGAGGATTACTTGCAAAAGGAGTATTATATGTTTTTGTTTCATAAAATCCATATATGTTATCTTTTAGTAAAGTAGCAGGCTTTGGTACTTTTTCTTGATTTAACAATGAAACTTTAATGGGATCAGTATCAACAGTATCAGATATTAGTTTATATTCTTCGACATGTGATATATCGGAAAAATCACGGTGATAGTTGTAATCAACAACACTATATGTAAATCCTGATTTACTGCTTAAGAAGTCGGAATATACATTTGAATAATCTGGTTTTATTCTCACATAGTGAGACATGAATGCATTATCTTGAAACAAAGATAATTGATCATTTTGTTTTATAACTCGAATAGAAATGATTCTCTTCTTATCGGCAAGGTCGTCGCTATTTAAATCTAATTCAATCTTTTCTGAACCATTTGATTTTAAAATACTCTCTAATGATTTAAAGTGCCACCCATCACGATCTTTCCAGAAGAAAAAGTTTGGTGCTCTTGTATTATCCTTTGGTAAAGCATAATTCGTTATGTATGTCATCAACTTAGGAACACTAATTTGACCTTGTGCAACACCGGATGGAAATGATATTTCTGAACTTTTTAACCATATCCCATTTTTAGTTCCTTCAATTTCAATCGGAGATAGATTTAATTTTTCTGCTATTACATTTACTAGTCCGGGAATTTCGTCTCTTTGCTCAAAGGCTACATTTGCAGCGAAAGATGCAATTCCACCTCCACCTTGTTGTAATAATCCAATAGCAGAATCAAAAATGGATGTTTCTTTTGCAATGTAACCAACAAAATCTTCATCAAATTCTAATAAAGATTTATTGAAAACATTATTAAATATCTCTTCAGATATAAACTCTAGTCTATAGACTATGACCTTTTCTTCAGTTGTATCTTTTATAGAAGCATATGATGCAAAATTGTTTATTATTTTTTGTGAGCAAACAAAGAATTGTAGAGTTACAGTTTCTTCTGTATCATAGAATCCAAATTCTATTGTTAATAATTCACTTCCGTTTAAATTTAGTTGACCTATCCAATTGTCTTTATCGATTACATCAATATGACCATACATGAATGGAGAAAATATATTTTCATGTATTGATATGCTTAGTAGTTTACTTTCCCCACTCCCTACTGTATCTGGACTTACAATTTCAAAGGAATTATTAATAATCCAATTACTTTTATCCTCCATATAGTTAAGAAGTTTATCAATCTTAACGGATACTAGGAACGAAGTTAAAGGTGATGGAGAACTATCTGCTTTTTGATTTATATCAGTCATTTTAAATATTTATGTCTATTTGAACACTTCTTCCAATCGTGTCACTCTTTGCTGCTCTCTTATACAATTCAAATAATGTTGATATTATTTCTTGTCTAGGAACTTTTATAGAATATTTTTCATACTCCAAATCATTTTCATATTGTCTTACAGTTTTTACTAACGCAGGTATTGTTTGATTGTTGATATACCGATAAAGTAACGTATACCGTATAGTGCTAGTATCTTCATAATCACCAGTGTCTTCTATGCTGGTAGAAGTTGAATCTGCGGTGACACTCGTTAATACACCAGATGCATTTACAATTCTATATGGACTAATAATTTCAGATCCTTGATAAAAGTATTTAACTACGTCAAGGTTTTGTGTTACTTTATTTTTTAATGTTATTAAATTAGAAACTTGCTCAAAACTGTCTCCAATATTTCTTACAAATATTACTGTGTCGTTAGAAGAAAATGTCCCTTGTCCACCAAAAACTACTATATTTCTTACAGTAGAATCCCATTTAGTCACTGTAGCATATTTTGATTGATCTATAGTAGAACCGTTAGACGCAACCATAATATCACCGGGTCTCAGATCTGGTAAATCGTAAGTAAAAAAGGAAGAACCCTTGTACTTATTTTCAAGATATGTATTAAAGGTGGTATAATCCATAGGCCAATCCGTGTGAGGATTGACTATTTGATTCGACAAAAATAAAAACCAAGAATAATTAGGATTGAAATAATACTTGTATGCTACTCTCTCAGGAGAGGACCCATCAGTTATAAGATAATTGTCAAATAGTCTTTCATCTAATAAAGTCTTTTGTGTTATGGAAACTCTTCTAAAGATATCACTTAATTGAATTGTTTTTCCGTTTTGGAATGTATAATTTATTTTAGGAAAAGTTCTAAAAAACACGTTATCCCCCTATTATACTACCGGCTGCTCTGGCTGCTCCAGCACCAATTCCACCTAAAGAGTAAAATGATGTAGATCTGCTAACTATTGTTGTGCTAAAGGCTGCAGATAAAACTGGTTCTAATTCTACAAAGGATAGACTTATTGATTGTGCAAGTGGCTTTAGTCTTCCACCATCTGAAACTGCAAACATATTTTTGAACCCTGCTTTATTTACCGTGCAGTTATTCAATAAAGAAAACTGAGGTTGTCCGCACCAATCGCTGTCAAAATTTGGATTGTTTCCTGGACCTATTCCAAAATACCATAAAGATGGATGTCTTACTATTTTACTAAAGACACCGGGGACTGCTGTTGGTAATTGAAAAGCTTGAAAGAATTCAGAAATCTGAGAAGCTACTGCTGCATCTTGTTCTGTGATTGATGCTAGTAGTATCTTGAACTGATACATTCGTTTGTTCATTCCTTGAAATGTCGTATCACTCATGTCCATGTTGACCAGATTACCAAGTCCAAATGGTCCATTATTAAACTTCATAGCAATACCTTCAATCATGTCCAATAGTCCATCTTCGTTTGCATCCATTCTTGCACCGAATAAATTTCCAACCGAAGATGCCATGTTTGACAGTGTTTGTCTGGGATCTGCTTTTGTCTTTGTCTTAGGTGAGTTTATTGCAGTAGCATATGAAGCATTCGCATAAGTAGAAAACTCAGTAGGAGCTGGAATCATCACAGAACCAAGCATTGGTAATCCTGCGGGTGGTATACCAGACGAAGCAAGAGCGTTAGATCTATACAAACTGTTAGAGGAATACTCGTAGCAAAAGAATTTTAACCAAAGTGGAACCTTTTGTTGAAGTTCTGGAGTAGCGGGATAAATGTAATTAAATATAGGCATTACTTTGGTTTTTCCTTATAGATATTATGATGCCATACAAAACAAAATACATTCCAGAGAATCCCACAAAATATATAGGTGACTCAAAATCTATTTTGTGTAGATCTCTTTGGGAAAGAAAATTTTGCAAGTATTTAGACAACAACAAAAATGTTGTAAGATGGGCATTCGAGGCGGTAAAAATACCTTACCTGTCACCAGTAGATAACAAGATACACAATTACATACCAGACTTCATAGTAGAAACTAAGGATAAGGACGGTAACGTAAACACCACACTGGTAGAAATAAAACCAAAAAAACAAACAACCAGCCCCGAAAAAGGTAAAAAGAAAAAAAGAACACTGATAAACGAAAGCATCACCTTTGCAATAAATACTGCAAAATGGAATTCTGCAAAAGAATTTTGCAACAAACATAATATACAGTTCAAAATTCTAACCGAGGAGGAATTGTTTTGAGTTACGATAGAACCGGAAGATCCATATCAAAAATGAGAGAAGCAATGCTAGTAGCAGGTGGCATTCAGAGCCCTGCTAGATATGAAGCATTGTTCACCGCGCCTGGTTTGCCATCGTTTACTTGTTATCCTGAAAATATAACTTTACCTCCTAGATCATTTCAAACAACCCCATTTACAAACTGGGGACCCGATTATAATATACCAACCAAAAGAGAGTATGGAGAATGTGCAATGTCCTTCATATTACTTCAAGATTGGTTCGAAAGAAGATATTTTGAGTCTTGGATGAACAAGGTAATACCAACGAGTGCTGCACAAGAACCACCACAAGCAGGTTTAGGATTTGTGCAGAGCACACTTAATACTTTGATTCCAGGCGCATCTACCGTTTATAGTGGTTTATCTGATAGAGTTGCTTTGACTGAAAATTATTCAGACTATACAACTGGTTACAATAACTTTGGTGGAATTATTCAAGTTAATTGTTTACGGACTGACGGTAACGGCAGAGGGGGAAACTCATCTTCAAGAATAACCGCAAGTATACTTATGAAAGATGCATATCCCTTATCAATAACCCCAACAACTTTAAGTGCAGAAGCATCTGGTTACGGAACATGTGTAGTAGTATTTACCTTTAGAGAATATGTTTTCTATTAATGGAGTTTAAATGAATCTTTCTGAAATTATAAAATCAACATCACCAAAGTTTAGCGATATTGTTCCTTCTACAAATAAAAAAATATGGTTTAGACCATTTTTAGTTAAAGAGGAAAAATTATTATTAATTGCACAGGAAATGGGATCAGAGCAAGAAATATTGAAATGTATATCACAAGTAATACAGTCATGTTTTGATGATATAGGAGATGTTTCTAAAATTCCACTATTTGATCTTGAATATCTTTTTATAAAACTAAGATGTAAATCAGTTCAAGAACTAGCCAGTCCAATCTTAATTTGTCCAGTTACTGGTGAAGAAGTAACATTAAAACTTAATTTAGAAGAAATAGAAGTTATTAAAGATCCAAAACATTCTAAAACTTTAAAAATCTCTGATAATTTAATAATCGGTATGAAATACCCATCTATATCTTTATTCTTAAATTCCAATATAGATTCAATGGAACTTTCAGATTTTTATGATTTGGCTGTTAATTGTGTTGAGTATGTGGAAACTAGAGATGAAAAAATATTAGCAGATAGTGTGAGTAAAGAAGAAATTAAAGATTTTATCGATAATATGACAAAGCAACAATTTGATATGATTATTAATTTTTTCAGCACCATGCCAAGAATAGAAAAAACAGTAAAATATATAACTTCTGATAAAGAAATAAGATCTATAACTTTAAGGGGAATTAAAGATTTTTTCGGGTTGGCCTCAGTCACACAAACTTAAATAGTGTTTTTGATATAATTTTTAAGTTATCATATCATTACAAATATAGTATAACTGAATTAGAATCATTAATACCTTGGGAAAGAGACATTTATGTTGAGTTACTGAGGCGATTAGTAGAAGAGGAAAATAATAGATTAAAGAACGAACAAAATATGCACGCAGCACTAAGATCTAGGAGACATAGATGAATGAAGAAAAAAACATAGAAGAACTTAAAAATCAACTATTAAATATTTTTTCTAGTTCTGTACAAATTATACCAAAACCCCAAATAGAATCAAAATCTTTGGGCGTAGAAACTCCTCTTCCAGATTTCAATTCAAATCAAAGAACAGAAACATCAAAAGATGCTCCGATTAATATCAATGTTAATGTAAATGGATCCGAAAAGGAAACCAAAGAATATAAAAAGCAAGTAAAATTTGATCCATCTAGTAGAACATATAACATAGAGCTAAAAAAAAATCATAAACCATTAGATTTAATACTAAACTCTAATACTGAATTGCTTAATAAAATAAGTCCAATATCAGTAACTAGTATATTTAATTCCAATAGCAATTACTTTAAATCTAGTAATTCTTTAACAAAAACAAGTAATTTTAAAAAAAATAATAAAACAAAAGTCAAAAACACAGCTTATATGTCATTCTTAAAAAATGAACCATATAATTTTATGACTGGTATTGGTAATTACTTTGTAACAAATATAAACAAAGATGTAAAATATAAAAATAAAAGATTAGAACCAAATATCAGCAATCTTAGTAAAAATGGTTTAACTAATAATTCTTCTACAATACAATTTAATACGACATCAAACACATTTAATCCTGTGTCAAATGTTAACAACACTTCAAACACATTTAACGCCGCGTCAAATGTTAACAACACTTCAAACACATTTAATCCTGTGTCAAATGTTAACAACACTTCAAACACATTTAATCCTGTGTCAAATGTTAACAACACTTCAAACACATTTAACGCCGCGTCAAATGTTAACACAACCGATTTATCACCAATTAATATAGAAAATATAGCAAATTCAAAAGATATAAGTCTAACTAATAACAATTTAAATCAAGTAAATAAAATAATTAGAAATGAAGATGGTTCTTTGAGTGTTATAAAAACACAAAATGATCAAAAAATGTACAGCAAAACCGTTCAGTTAAATTCAAACACAAATGAATTAAATATCAAGACTGATAACTCATCTTTTAGTTCATCTAAACATAACGAAATTTATCAAAATAGTAATAATGTAAATAACATTACTAGGTCGTCTACAAACTATAATGATATTTCAAACAATAATGTTAATAATATTGTAGAACACAATAAACAACAACTAGACTCTAGAAATGTTAAATTTTTAACAACAGAAAAGTACATTACAATAAATCCACAACTGGGTGAAACATTTAATACGGTAAATAAATTATCATTTCATGATATAAAATCTAGAACTATTAATAGAATGCAGGCAAGAACGATAGTATCTAATAAAGAAAATAAATTAATAGTTCCTGCTTTCGCGGGTGGTGGTATTGTCGATAGTCAAAAGATATATGTTGCCCGAGAAGCCGGAGCAGAAGCTATAATACCATCAAAATTTCCAAACGAAACAAAAAGCATAGTTTCACAGGTAAACCAAGCAGGAAATAATATAACAAAATTAGAACCAAAAATTTCAAATGAAGCTTCAAAAACAATAGAACAAAATTTACAGATGAAAGAACAAATTCAATCTGAAAAATCAATACAAGATATGGAAAAAATACAAGATAATGAAAACATGAATTCTATAAGGAACCAAAATTATATAACAGAAGATGTTTCAAAGGGAGAACTACCCACCAAACCGCAAGCCGATATAAACTTAGATCAAGGTGGATCTACTGTCGAAAAATTTAGAAGAATGATTTCTATGGTTCCAGATTGGAGAATTAAGTATATTTAAAAAGAAACACCCCCGTAATCCAGCTGCAGCTGGCGGGGGTGTCGGACGAGAGATTCTATCTCCCGTGGGGTTAGTCGTCGGCTAGCTTCTTGAAGTATTCAAGAGCGTCCGTGGAATCATCTACCTCATCTTCAACGGGAGCCTTCTTGGTCTTAGAAGTGCCACCCCACTGCTTTTCGGCGAGTTCTTCCTCATCAACATCCTCCGCAGTACGCTGACCCATAGGCGCCTTACCACGGATGTCACCCTTTAGAACGCTCTCAAGCTTCGTCTTCAGTTCCTCATAGGTCTTGAAGTTAGAAGGAGCAATAAGTTCCTTCAGTGAGTGCTGAGAACGCCATACCTTCTCCAACTGTGCATCGTCACCACCGAGAAGTGGGGAGGATGAATCAAACTCAGACTTGTCATAGTTGACATAACCGCCAACATTACGAACCTTGAGTTTGAAGTTTGCTCCAGTCCAGAAGTTGAACGGATCAATTGGTTCTTCGTCATTGAATTCAGGCTGCATTGCCTCCTGAACCTTCTCAAAGATCTTTTGACCGTACTTGAACAGGAACACCTTTCCCTCGTTCTGAGGATTAGCAGGATCGCTAACCACCAGAATATTGGAGATGTAGTTTAGCTTTCGCTTACGCTGCCGTGCAAGATCCTTGTCGCTGTCTAGACCACTCTTCCAGAGTAGACTGTTCATTTCTGAAACCGGATCCTGCTTTCCAAGAGTGGTCAGTGAGTTTTCGATGTACCAACCACCTGGACCTTGGAATGCGTGGGAGTAGAGCTTGACCCACGGAACATCCTCACCATCAATAGTGGGGAGGAATCGGATAACAGCAAAACCGTTCTTTGCCTTATCCAGAGTAGGACGCCAGAAACGCTCGTCCTTGTAATCCTTCTTGCCGCCTTCTTCTTCTGCAAACTTCTTGACTAGAACATCGATGCTAGTCTTTGACTTCTTCTTAAAATCGCTAAATGAACTCATAAAATCTCCTTCCCGAAGATCTCCTTCGGACTAAACTAAACGGTGGGAACTCCCCACCACCAACAAGACAAGTATACCACACTACCATTCGCCGTTCAAGCAAAAGGTAGTGAGTTCTTTTTTCTTGGCAAAAGATTTAACTTCTGACCCTCTTCCTGTAATTTTTCAATTATTGGTTGGGACAAAAGTTTAGGGGACACAGTAATATCAATGGAGTTTTCCTCCAAAATATAAATTATTGCGTCCATGTAGGAACATTCTTTTTCTTTTACTCTATTTTCGACTTTCTTAGAAAAGTCTTCTTTGGTTAATTCAATAAACATATGTTATCCTTCTATTTATATTACCATTATACATAGCTTCTAGAAGGAATCAAGGATGCCATACACATTCGATAATATTTTAATTACAACAGCAACGGGTGACGCATATCTAGCAACAGACTGGGGAACTAGTGGTACTGGATTTACACAATCACATGTCCCTATTTCAAAAATAGCATATGGTGATGATGCAACGACATCCCGAGTAACTACTGCAACCCCCCTACCAATTTATATGTACGGTTCGACTGGTTCTGTTACAGTCACTGGTACTGTTTCTGGCAGCGGCACCTTCTTGGTGGATAATATCAATTCTAGTTCATTCCTTAAAGTGGGTGGAACTACATTTGCCACCACACTGATCGGAGTAACAGGAACCGTCCAGGGAATTTCTGGTGGAACTCCAATAGGAGTCACTGGAACCGTATCAATTTCCAATAATCAATTTGGTGTATATGGAATTTCTGGTGCAACAGCAATTGGTATTACTGGTGGTAGAAGGTCTAATTATCTAACAGACTCAGTATCTGTATATGGTAATGTTGGCATCAGTGGATCTTTAAATCTTGCGGCCGCAACCAATAGTATTTCTGTTTTTGGATCAGACGCAGGAGCTAAAGTACTCACAAGATTGTACTCGTCAGATGGAACCACTCTTGGAGTTTCGGGAGACGCACTTAAGGTTGCTATAACAAATTCGGGAGTTACCTTTAGTGTTACTATTGGAGCAGAGATAGGAATAACAAATTCTGGTCCAAGCGGAATCATGGTAAGAGGAACTGGGGTAACAAGTGATCATCCGGTTCTAGTTCAAGGAATTGCCGCTGATGGGTCAATAGAAGTTTCTGCAACATCAAATCTCCCCGTTACTGTTCAAAATGCATCTTTAGTAATAGATGATGCAGATTTACTTAGCGCACTGGGAACAAGTGGAACTTTACATACTGATTTGGTTTCAATTAGAACAAACACATCCTCAGTTAGTTCTATAAATGACAAACTGACAAATGGAACACTACAAGTAAAAATTGTAGAATCTAACAAACCAAGCACACTAAGAAGTGGAAAGAAGATTGCAACTGTTACTTCTTCACAATTAGTGTCAAATTCTACTAGATTAAATTCTGGAGTACATATCAAGGCATCAGTCGATAACACTTCAATTTGTTATGTGGGTTCTACTGCGTTAAACTCTGATACCACTGGAGGATTCCCACTTTCGCCAGGAGAGTCTATCTTCATAGAAATAGGAACTCTTTCTAGTGTTTATGTTAGAAGTGTTTCGGGAAGTCAAACACTACATTACATAGCATCGTAAAATGAATCCAAATAATGTCAAATCTACAAAGGTTCAAACAAAAAAGAACTTTGAAAAAAAGTCCACAAGTTCGTTTGTAACATGTAGATCTGGCATATTTTATGGACTTATTTACGAAGACATAGTATCTAATGAATTAAATACATCCTCTGGGTTGTT